CCGAGCACCTCGGCGAGGCTGAGGTCAACACCTTTGAGGCTTTTGATCGCGTTCTCCCCGAGTCCTGAAAGGTGGCCGAGGAGCGCGTACGCCTTACCGTAATGGTCGTCGGCCTTTTTCCCGGCCATCGCGGTTTTTGCGGCCCCGTCGATTTCGCGGTAATTTATTTCGGTTCCGGACGATCGCAATTTTTGCGTTATTACGATGCCCTGTTTGTCGTCGGTGACGATCGTGAGCCTGCCGAGACGTACCGCTTTTATGAGCCGGTCATATCCCTGTTTGATCGCGTTACGCATTGTTTCGTCCTCGATTTCGTCGAGGTCGATTTCGTAATAGTCGAACAGCGCGCGTAATTCGTTCGCCGCGGTCTCCTCGCTGAACTGATATTTGCTATCCTCTCCCATATCATCCTCCCGTCTGGTATATGTTGCGGACCGGGGGCCGTAACCGTCCGGTCTGTGCGTACGTTATTTTTATTTTTTTCGCGTGCTCGAGGGCGAGCGCGTAACGGTATTGCATCAATTTGTATTCACCCTGTCCGATAGTCGCCTCTTTACAGCCGCCACGCACCGGGACGAGCCCGAGGCAGGGGACGCGTTCGAGGGGTCCGAATGCAGCGCTGTAATCTGGTGGCCTATTGCCGGTGTCGAGACGCGCGCCGTGCCCCTTGCTCTCCTGGGCCTGGGCGATGGTGATGCCGTCAATCCAGTTTATCGGAAGCACGCGCGTCAATTTTCCGCTGTAATCGTGATCCCCGCCGAGGTTCGGCCACCATCGCGCCTTGCGCTTGTGGTCTGTGTGCAGAAAAAAACACTCGGTCTGGAAGGTGCGCTGATGCCCCCATCGCTCGGGGAAAATACGGGTGCGTCCGCGCATAATGCGGATAACGCGGCCAACATTTACATGGTCGCGCTTGCTCGATTGTACCAGGCGCTCGATTATGTCCGGCGCGGTGTACTCATCATCATCGTCGAGAAAACAGTACCATCCGGGTACATCTGGTATGGCGTCGAGCAAGCGGTTATTGTAGAGATTGTAAAATCCGTTTCCGTATTGATTGCTATATGCCGAGCCCTTGATTATGATGTCTCCCGTCACATACCCATCGCGCGGATCGTCAGTGTGTACGATGGTCTGTATATTTCCGTAGGTCTGGTTTTTAACAGACTCCATCGCGCGCGCGAAAAATCGCGGTCGCCCACTGGTGCGGATGAGGATGTAGACAGGATCGGTCATGGTAATTCATTTCCAATCGTCACGCGATAAACGGCGTCCACGCGTCCTTGACCTTCGACGGGATAATTACGATCGCCGAGCGGTTTTCTTCGGTCTCCCAGTTCTCGTAATTTATTTTCCCCGACGTGCGATACGTGCTGCCATCGGCAAGCTCGACCGCAATAGTCGCGTCGGCCAGGCTTTCGGCTACGGCCCGGAGCGCCTCGGCCTCGGACGGATCGGTCATGAGCACAACGCTTTCCATGGTCGGCACCCGGCGCGTCATTTTGTACATTGTCCGGCCTGATGTCGCCACGCCCTCGGTTGTGAAACTCGACCGGTTGAACGTGATGTTGATGTCGGCCGGCACGTCATACGTCGCGCCGTTTATAACCACCTTTCGGACGGTCCCGGAATTAGGCATAATCAGTTACCTCCCTGCGAGAGAATCGCGATTGAAGTGTCAAACGTGATGAGGCTGTTGTATATTCCACCCTCGCCCGAGAGTATCACCGGAAATATGATATCAAAACCGGTGAGACCGGCGCGGAGCGTTACGAGGTCGCCCGCCTGTAGTCGCGTTTTCGTGTAACTCGCGGTGTAAATCCATGCATTTTCCGCGAACACGTCGGCGAGCGCGAGCAGGTCGTCAAGTACGGCCCCGATGTCGCGGGCCTTCTGGCGGCTGTTGATGTTCGCGACGGCCCCGGCGTCCTCGACGATCGTGATCCCCTTCCATTTCGAGCCCTCGAAATTCAGGCGATAGTTGTGGAGCAGGTTCTGCAGGATCGAGATGTTCCGCATTGCCCGGTATCCGTTGCTCTCCGGTGCCACGTCGGCCGGGCGATAAAATGTGATGACGTTCTGAAGTGTCACCACACCATTTTTTACAAGGGTGGTTCCCACTCCGCCACGGACGGCCTGGTCGCGGTTGTCGTAATCATTTGTCCAGCGATCGGCCTTCGCGCCGGGCCAGATACCGTCGAGCGTTTTGTCGATGTAGCCTTCCTCGGCGAGGATGGTGTTCGTCACCGCCATAACGCCGATGGTCTGAGCCGCAATTTCGGCAGGGTGGTTCGGGCTCCCCGGCACACATATTTTTCCGTTGGTACGGTCGAGTCTGCGGTTGCCTGCGAATACGAGAGCGGCGGCAAGGCCCGCGCTTCCGGTTGCGGTGTCGCCGATGAGGGAGCGGAACGGCCGCGCCACCTCTTTTTTGTAGTTACCGACAAGGGTATTTCCGATGCCGTTATACGTTGACAGCGCATCGAGTGTGCCGGTGTCGGCCCCGTAGCCGTGGATGACGTTTGTGAAATCATCCTCGTTCTGTCCGTCGCCGGTTCCGAGTGCGTCGAGCGCCTCCTGTATGTCGGGGATGCCGACGCCGCCGGCCATGCCGGTCACGGTGCAGGCGATCCCCGAGGGGAGGGTCTCTCCGTAGCCGAGGTTGAATTCAAGGCTGATAAAATTTCCGTAGGTGCCGCCGGACTTGCTCGTCAGCGTCACCACCCCGGCCGCATTTACCGCGGTCACGGGCAGGTCATCGTCGGCGTTAATCGCGGCCTCGACGGCCTCGCCAATCTGGTCATCGGTCATCGCCGCGGTGATATTGACACGCACCTGTTCGCCCGCGATGTACAGGTAGATCGTACCCGCGAGGACCGTTGCGGAGGCGGTAAAATCGAGCGTGCCCACGGCCTGATCGGGATCGGATCCGCCCTCGAGTTGCGGTATAATCCAGGTCTCGACGCTCCCGGGTTTGAACGCATATTTCGCGAGGCGGTGGAGCATGAAACCATACCCGGTACGGCCGGCCACATCCTCGGCGCTGAATACCCGGATGGGTACGTTCGGGACGATTTCCGTGTGTACGGCCTCGTCATACGTGCCGATGATGACATTTTTCTGCGGTTTGACCTGAGCAGTCACCGCGAATTTCTGATTCTCGACGCCCACACCGTTTATCGCGGCGAGGCTTGCGGGAGTAATGGTCATGTTATTCAACCTCCAAATTATCGTTTACGGTTTCTACGCCCGCCCCGGTACAGTCATCGACGGGAATTTGCGAGTCTATAATCACGTTCGCGGGTTCGTTCCCAATGTCGCCGGGCACGTCCTCGCTCACGCGACAGGTGTATTTCATATTTGCGGTTTTGACGACGAGTCCGCCGTGCTCGATTGTCGTGTCCTTCTGGATGCGGTCGATCCAGCGGCTCGCGATAATGCCCTTGTCGAGTCCGAGTCCGTCGTTACGCGCGTCCATTACGATCTGATATATGATATCAATAAGTTCATCGAGCTCGTTATCCGCGTTCTCGGCGGCAAATTTCACCCCGGCAAGGGCGGCAGCTCGCTGTACGGCTGTTGCGGTTTCGGATTGGAGCGTGGCGATGTCCGCGTCGGCATGGGCCGATACGGCAAGATCGATTTCGAGCGTGATATCATGCGCTTTCTCGCCGTGATACCGGCCCGCATTTTTCGGGAATGATCCCTCGCTGTAATAGACCTGGACGAGCTTGTTGTCGGTATGCGCGCTCTTGCTCTGCTTCTGGTATCCAATAACGCGATACCGTCCGCCGGCGGAGTCGCCGAGGAGTTGGAGGAGTGCGGATTTGGCTGTTCTGAATTTCATCATATAGATACCGGCTCCGGTTCGGCCGTAGGGGCCGTGAGATACGGATAAATCCGTATAAACCCGATGTCGGTTCCATGCTCGCGGGCGCGGTCGGGTGTGAATACATACGAGTATCGCGGCGCTCCAGGGGTCGGCTGTACCGGCATGAGAATATGCCACGTCTCGCCGTCGATTGGTACGCGCGAGAGTGATGACAATCTGAGCGCTACGACGGGCTGCGGCACGACTACCGTTTCACCGGTTGCGGGGTCCTCGCGTTTGCAAAAATAGAGTACCTGCCCCTTGAGTAACTCGTCGGGGTTGTTGGCGCTGTATTTCTGGACCTCGCCGTCTGGGCTCATGAGCTCGACCGCAACGCCCCATTCGGACTCGATGGAGTCGTGCAGGTCTTGCTCAATCTGTTGGCGCAGATTTTCCATTTACTCGCTCGCGTCCTCGCCTATAATTTCGTCGATCTTTTTCACCCTGGGCCGATAGGGTCCGCGCTTTTTAGGCGCGGCCTTCTCGGTAGGGAGCTCGAGGGCGAAATGGGGAGGGATCACCTCGCCCTCGATAAATCTGTGCGAGCCAATATACAACCGTTTATTCGTTGGCACCGTTTTCATCGGTTCCATCCTCGTTGTTTATGCCACCATCATCTACAGGCGGATTTTCGATCGTGTCGGCCTGTTTCGGGCCGGCTTTGCGGCCGCGTTTTGCCTTCGGTTCGGCTTTCGGCGCTTCGGGTTCGACGGCGGGCGGCTCGGCCGCAGGAGTCGCGGCCTTGCCAAGGATGTCGTCTATCCGTTTTGCGTCGAACGCCTTGATGAGCTTCGAGCGTCCGAAAATGTGGCCGGGCTCCATGTAATTCTGTTTAGCCATGTCGGCCTCCTTTAGCTCTCGCTTCCGCCGAGGACGTGATGATAGGTAAAAAACGCATCCGTCTGGGTGGTCGCGAAAATCGGCGCGCTCTGGGTTCGGATTGTGACTTTCTTTTTGTCGCCGGCCGGGTAGGCGTCGCAGTAGAACATCGCCGGGGTTACAATGCCGGAACTTTTTATGTTCGCGGGCTTCATGGGCTCAAGCATGTTCATGCCGAACATTTCCTGATACCACGCATTGTCGGTGCTCGTTATCGGAAGCACTTCTGCGGGTCCAAAATATCTGTCGCAACGGGCGCCGTAATATGCGATAAATACTGTCTGGAGCGGGAGATACGGCTGTGCGTCGCCCGCCTCGTCGGTATATACCGCGTCATAGGTCATTATCCAGAGCGTACGGCCGCGCGGAGTGGTAAGCCTGCCTATTACATCGGCCCCGGCGTCCACAAGGTCGGCGAGATTGGACGGGAGCGTATAACCCTCGGTGCCAGCGCGAACGAACGAGTACCCGGTGATGTCCGCAAATGTCTGGACTACCGTGTCGGACAAGAACACCTGACACACGTCGCCGCCCATGAATATCACATTCGGGCGAACATGTCCGTTCTGTCGGAGTATCGTAATCGCGTTGTCGATGTCGCCGAGGATGTCGGCTCCGGGCTGATTCCATGGTACGGCGGGCTGCACGATCTGAGCGGCGTTGCGGCGGAAATCGTACCAGTTATCGGCGTTCGTCGATCCGAGAATCGCGGGATGCTGGCCGCCCATAAGGGAAAGGCCCGCCAGAATCTCAAACAATCGCACGTACCGGCGTATGTGTTCCATGTGGTGCTCGCGCGCGAGACCGCGAAGTCGCGAAAAACGGCTCATGGCCTCGTACGGATTTTCACCGGCCATGCGTCGGTTAATCTGCGCGGCCGATATGTCGCCGAGTTCCTCGCAGAGCGGATACACGCGGGAAAACGAGCTGTAGTCCTGGGTGCTGGTGTTCCGCATCATGTTCAGAAACCGGCTGTCGGTTCCGCGATGGATCATTGCGGCGACGCGCTCATTGCCCCGCATGATGTCGATATCGACAACCTCGCTGTCGGGGCTGTAAATGGTTTTACTGCCGCCATTGCCGGGCTTGCCGAAAAACTGCTGCCAGACGGTCGAGACATTTATGACCTCTTTCTCGTCAAATAGCTCGTCCATGAACCGGCTGTATGCGTCAACGCTGTTTGGAGTAAGCATTTCGTGTAACCTCCTTAGTTCTCATGCTCACTGATTGCGACAGTGAGTTCGAGTCTGATATTCGCGGCGGCTGCGAGCGCGGCGCGTGCGGTGCGGGCCTCGACGGTGGTGGGCGCAACCACGGTGTCGGCCGAAAGGGTGTC